ACTAATTCCTCATTTTTAACTGTATAGCCATATTCTGCAGCTTTTGCACCTGCTATTATTCTTGCTTTAGGTGAATTAACATCAATGTTTACACCTTCAAAACTTGCGTAAACTTGTTTATTCCATCGATGGTGACAAGCACCACCGCCTTTGTATAACCATATTGAATAAGTATCAGCTCCACGTGGTCCCCAACCTTTATTAACCGCTTGTTCAGACATTCTAATAATATCTTCTTTACGATAAATTTTATCAGCTTCTTTCATTTTTTTACAAAACAATCTACTATCAGCAGAAATTTCACCCGCATAAACGTAACGAGTTATAAATCTAATTCCATCAATGTTTTCGTCTTGCTCACTTTTAGCGTTTGGTCTTGCAGAACCGGTGCTTACAAAATTATAAACTTTAGATAGTAAACTTTGTTTTGGCTCTTTGTTTAATAATTCGTTTTCAGCATCGTCAGTATCGTAGTCAACTTCGCTTTCGTCAATTAATAACCAATTTTCGTTAGGTGTTTCTCCCAAGTCTATTAAATCATTTGCAACTTCGTCGTCTAAAGTATTGTCACTTGAACAACATACCTTACTCATTTTAACACCTGTTTCTTCTTCTTTCGTTTCTGCGTTTAATGTATTTACATCTATAAAATCAAGTGGTTGTATTGTCTTAAAATATAGGTTTAAAGCAATCCCGTTTACAGATAGTATTTCGTCTAACGCTTCAATGATTTCTAATTGATATGGTCTAATTACAATATTGTCAAATAAACGTGTAGCAGTTTCTATTTCATCAGCGTTGTTACCTAAACCACCGCCTGTATCTCTAATTCCTAAAAGCATTGGACTTGTAACACGATGCCCAACAATTAATTTTTCAAAACATTCGGTAGATAAATATTGATAATGTGCCGGTGCTTCGTTTAATGGAATATCGTCAACTGTAGTTTTGTTTTCAGCACTTGCGTTAAAAGATACAATTACCTTGTCGCCTTTGCTTCCTGTTAATTTACGTTTAACTTCGTTTGCTACTTCTTGACGTTTTTCTTCAGGTGGAATATTATTGTTAAAGTTAATTACTTTTGTACCACTAAAACCATTCATTACATCGTTAATCAAGTAATCTGAAATTTCTTGTTCTAAAGTTGCGTATGGTAAAGCACCCGAATAATCTATCGGAGTATAGTAATGATAACCCGAAACGTATGGTTTAATAACGTATAATTCAACTTCTTTTCCGTTACCAAATTTAAAAGCAGGTATGCGTTTTAATACGTCACCTTTTCTGTAATTTGACCAATCGTGATGATAAAACCACGCTTCAATTTCTCCTTTATCGTTACATTTTTCTGCTCTTAACGTGTGCATTGGAAAATGTTCAACCGATTTAACTTTACCATTCAAATAAATAACCTGCATTGCGGCCATTCCAAGTAACTTACGTTCTAAAGCAACTTTACGCAAACAATCCTTTTTTAAGATAGACATCATTTGTGCATACTCGTTTGGCTTACGATTTGAATCAGTAGCATCGATTCCTTTTCCATAAATCATATTAGCAACACCTGTTATAATAGCGTGATTTGTATTTGAGTACAAAAATCTATCAATAAGGTATTGAAAATAGTTGTTATCTACGCCATATTCAACGAACTCTTTGTTTTTAGATTCAGTTATAGTTGGAGAATTATAAGCGCTTAAACTTAAAATGTGTACGTTATCCATAAATTATAAATTCATTATCTGAAGTTCTTTGCGTGTAAACGTTTTTGTTTATACTAAATTCTTCAATTATTTGGTTTGTGCAAAATATTTTGTCTCTATAAACTACATCAGTACCATTTAAAATAGTCAAATTGTAGAATTTGTTTTCTATTATCGGAAATACCAAATTAGTAACTGCGTAATATTTATCAATCGAAAATACGCACCCGATAGTTTCTTCTGTATTTGCTTCTTCATCTCTTAAAACAATAGCATCAGCTTCTAAACCATCAATCGTAGCGTAAAGATTTTGTGCCGTTGCTTGTTCTTTTAAAATTATCATTCTTTTTATTTAAAAATAAATAATGTGTTGAATTGTTAAAACAAAAAAAGGGTAACTAAAAAGCTACCCTTAATTAAATTTAAAGTTGATTATTAAGAACCAACAACTACAGTGAATCCTGCAGCAGTAAGTGTGTCACCAATAAAGTTAGCAGGTACTTGTTCTTGTCCTGTTAGCGTTAATGTGTAACCACTTAAATCACCCATAGCACCACCGGTTACGATAGTACCACCTGTAACATCCATTCCGTGGTCTAAACCTGCATAGAAGAAATTTCCGTTGTTATCTTCTACGATAACTTGTGGACGCCCGTAAGCCATTAATTTCAATTCTTTGTGGTCTTTAACTGTTAACTTTTTGAAAGTCAACTCTAATACTTGCTCGAAAAATGTTGTACCATTCTCACGTGAGCTATTTACGTTTTGTGTAAATGTAGAAGCACCTTTTAAATCGTATTTGTAAGCAGTTGGAGTTCCTGCAACCGCATCGATTACGTCGGTATTTGTAGCATCGTAAGTATAACCTGTTGCGTCTCCGTAATTAACGAAATAAACCGCTTTTAAGCCACCTACTGAATCTTTACATACTTCTAATCTTCCACTTGATAAATCACAAGCCATATGTATATATTTTTATTAGTTAATTAAAAAAAAGGGTGGCGTTTATTTCACCACCCCTTTGAAGATTATTTGCTTAAAATTAAGCAGGAGTGTAAAGAACGATGTCAGAACCAATTCCGTATTGAACACCTGCAGTAAATCTCATTACGATTCTTACATTTTGTGAACCATCGATGTCAGCCATATCAATCACTTTCACTTCGTTATGGTCAGATAATAAACCTGTTCCGAAATATAAGTTAGATTTTTCAGCAGCCATCATATAGTTGTTAGCCAATCCGTTTGCAACAAATATTTTAACTCCGTCAAAAGTTAAACTTCCGTTGTTAAACCATTGTGTACCCATTGCGTTAGTACCATTAGCACCTAAACCTGAAGCAGCAAAACCACCTAAAGCACGAACGTAAGCACGAGCAACGTTTTGAGATACATAGATATATAAATCTTCTTTTCCGTATAAAGCAGCAGGAATAGCATCAACTACTTTTCCTAATTCAGCAATAACGTTAGCAGCAGTTACAGCAGTACCAACTACGTCGATAACAGTTGCATCAGCAGTAGCTAAAGTAACGAATCCGTCAAATTGACCTGCAGTAGCAGTAGCACCTCTCCAAATTGATACTTCGTTGTTTTGAGCAGCTTTAGCAGCAACGTGTGCTAATAAGAAATCTTGAAAAGAAGGTGGCATTGAATCGAATGCAGAATATCCCATTTCAATCGCTTCCCAATCGCTGCGGAAGTCTTTTTTACACAATTGTAGGTTAATTTGGAATTCCTCAGGAGTGATGATTCTTTCAGTTAAAGTAACTGTAGAAGTTGCATCGAAATCACAAGTAGCATCTTTAACTAAATCGTTAGTTGCTAATTTTTTAATTACTTCTTTGAAAGCAATGTTTGGTTTTACTTCAATACCACCGTTTTCGATAGTTGAAGCCGAAAGAAGCGCCGCGGAGATATATTTGCCCGCGAAACTTCCCGCATAAGTCGTTGTAATTGAGGTTGTTGTAGCCATTTTTAATTATTTAAAGTTTGAAATTTTGTTTAATACAGAATCAAAAGTTGTTTTTGTTCTATTTTGTGAGAAAGTATGTAACTCTCTTTTAGTTGTAGCTTCAGGATTGTGTGTTAAAGGCTCAGCAGATAATTCTACTTCTTTAACTTCAACTTTAGCTAATTTTAATTCTTCGATTTCTTTTCTTAAAGATTCGATTTCAGCAAAGAACATTTCTTTAGTAACTGATTCAATTACTCTTTTAGGTTCTTTTACTTCGGCCATTTCTTGCTCTACTTCAACTTCTACTTCAGCAGGTGCTTCTTCAGCAACAGGAGCTTCCATTTCTTTGATTTCAGCAATAATACCTTCTTCGGCTACGATTAAAATCATACCATCTTCTAACTTATATTCTCCAACAGGTAAAGCAATTCTATCTTCTTCGTTTACGATGAAAACACTTGCACCTGCTTCAAAAATTTCAGCTTCGATAATAGTACCATTTTCTAAAGCCATTTGAGCAAGTTTTACTTCCATTCCCAATAAGGTTTTGATTTGGTTAATTACGTTCGACATTATTTATTTATTTTGGTTATTTTCTAAAATTATTTAGTCCGCTAATTCTCGCTTCAGTTCTTTTTAATAAACTTTCAGCTTCAGATTTTTTATTAGCAAACATTTTATCAACTCCACCACTAATACCTAAATCTTTTACTTTTTGTAAAGCTTCATCTGATAATTTAATTGTTTCTTTTAATAATGGAATTGATTTTTCTAATTTCATAATTGCATTTAAAACAATACTATCAACATCTGTTGAATCAAACGCTTTTTGTAATGATGAATTAATATCATCTACTAAAGCTAACTCAACTTTATGGTTAGTAAGTTCAGTTTTGAATAATTTGTTACCTACGGATTTTAACGTACTCATTCGTTTTTTGTTTTAAAATTAATATTATAAAGTTTTGTTATATTTTTAACAATTTGTTATTATGATATTAAACTTCTATATGTAGATTTTGCTTCAGACAAATCATTCAATATTTTATCATATTTTCCATCAATATCAATACCTAATTCTTTTGACATTTTTTTATAATCAGCTATTAAATTTATTAATTTAGCAGCATCAACATTATAAGTGTCTCTAAAATTAAATAATTCTCTACCTATTCTTTGACCTTCAGAAGCTATATCTTTTGTTTTTAATGCAACTCTATCAGCTTCTTTGTTTAAGTCTTGAATTAAACCTAATTCAACTTTGTGTGATTCTAATTCTACTTTGAATAGTTTATTACCTACGTTTTTTAATGTACTCATCTTTATATTTATTAATTAGTTACTAACTCTTACGATAGTTCTTGTTCCGTTAACGTTTGTAATTGTTGAATTTGCGTTTTGTCCAACTGTTGAACCAATTCCTTGATTTTGTAAATCACCATTACAACATTCTTTACTGTAGGTACTGTCTGCACATAGACAACCTCTGTTTCCGCCCTTTGGGCTTGTTCTGCTTTTAGTTTGTTTGCTCATATTAGTATTTATTGTTTTGTGTTCTTTGAATAAAATATATTACATCGTGTATATTTCCCGAATGACTTGCTTTGATTTTAACGCTTAAACCATTTGTTACTACGTCTGAATCAGCATAGTATTGAAAAGTTTTTGCGTAGGTGTGTTCTACATTGTTTCCTTTTGGAAAAGTAATTGTATCTCTTATCCTGTCGTAAGGCGTTCCATTGCCGCCTTCAAGATAAATATCAACGTGTCCGTTTGCGTTGCTTATTTGTGCTTTAAATGCTATTGTAACTATATATACATCGTTTTCAAACTCTGCTCTTAATTTATTGCCTGAATAATAATCTATTGCAGAATTTATATTTGTGTCAATTACAAAACCTTTATTGTTTGGAACTGTAAAAGCAGTTGTAGTAAAAGTAAAAGGTGAAGCATTTGTATATTGTGTATCATCGTATCTTGCCCAACCTAAACCCATATTTCCCGATTGAGGTGGATATACTCTAACTTGTTCGCCATTAAAACCCATAAATAATGCTTCATCGGTTACAAGCATAGCACCTTGTTCGATATTTACATTATCGACTTCGGTTTGAGTTGTTTCTTGAACGTGAACTTTATAAGCGGTATTATTCGTTGTAGCCATTAAACGTTATTTAAAATTTGTTTAATTTTTTCAATTAGTTCTTCTTCTTCAGTAAGTACTTTGCTTAATTCTTTTTTCTTTTCTAATTGGTCAGCAAAATGTCCTTCTAAACTAAAACCTTTTACCTTGCCTGTTTTAACGTAGTCGTTCCAAATTTCGTCATTGTCAACTTTTATACTTGCCATCCAAGTACCAAGCGGAACGTTTAAACTATACAACGCACTTTTATCTTTAGTTAAATCTTCAACTATCCAAGATTCTACAACTGTTAAACCTTCAATAACTTTTGAATGCTCTAATGTTGAATTGCCTTGATTGCCATTCTTTAAAAACAACTGAGACGCTTTTACGACAGTATCTTTTGAAAAATATATATAGTATTCATCTTCGCCATTACGTCGGTAAATTGGCTTTTCAGGAATTAAAACCGCACCCATTAAAATACGTTTCTCTTTGCTTATTTCAGCAAGTTTAATTTCTTCAGACTTTAACGCTACAAAATCGGATTCAATAGCAGGTGATTCAACTACGCTAATAGCTTCTACACCTTGCATTTCTTCTTTGTCGTCTATAATTAATTCTATTAGATTCATTTGTTTTATTTTAAAAATTAAGTTTTAATTAAATTGTTTTTTTATCCAATACTTGCGTTTCTAACTATGTTTCTATCTAACGCCTGTTGTGTTGTTACGTTGTTAGCAACTACATACGCCTGAACGGGTTGTTGAGCACCTAAAGTTTGTGCAATTTGATTAACTCCGCTATTGCCTACAACGTTAAATTGAGGAGCAGCTGCACCACCACCCGCAGCACCACCACCGGCAGCAGACATTGAAGGGGCGCTACCACCGCCACCACCACCACCGCCCGGAACTTTAACGGCAGTAATTGCTTTAACCGATTTAAAACCTGTAGCTAAAATAGCTGCAACGTTTACTGCTTTTGCAACGTAATCGTAAGGAGATGGTAAAGTAGATTTTTGTTTTAAT